GAGTGCGCCGCTATGCTTGCGGAAACTATCCCGGAAACATAGGAGCCTACACTGCCAGTATCTGCCACGCTCATGAAAGCGTAAAAAACGATAACATCGTAATTACTCGTTATCGGTGTTATCTGTCCACCGGTTGTTACTTTGCAGGGAACCGGCGACCCTGATACGGTGATTGCTGCGTTTGCCTGCGCGATTGCGTCCGAACCCATAACAGCGATATTGACCGGCATTCCGGCTTGTACTGCTGATGTGGTAAATCCAACAACCTGGACTCCAGCGGTTGCAACAACAACCTGTCCCGGGTTATTTGTGTCAAATATTACGCCTATCCCGGCTCCAAGTGCTGCGGTTGCGATAAACGTCATGGTGAGCTTAGGTCCACCAAGCATAAACGGTGCGAGATTAGTTGCGGCCATGTTTATTTAGCCTCCTTTGATTTTTCGCGGGCTTTCATAATTTTGTCATTATGCGCCCTTTTTGCTTCAGCGGCCGCGGCGTCAAACTTTTTCGGCGCGTCCGGTTTTTCCATGTGCTTTTCTGTCTTCTTGATTTTTTCGTCCGGCTCAAGCTCATCCCAGAGCCTGTCGCCTTTTTTATTGCTGTCTTCTTCTTCTTCGTCGCCATCCGGTTCGTCTGTTCCTTTTTCTTTAAGCAATACCGGAAGCATCTCGGACAGCGCAATCACATCATCATACTTTTTCTCTTTCAAAAGTTTAGTGATGTAATTCTTTTCGTCCTTAAGCTGTGCGGGAGTCATCTTGCCTTTAAGCGATGATTCGGCTTCTGCCTTTTTGGTTGACAGCGCGATAACTTCAAGAGCCTCAATCTTAGTTGCCGACTCCGAAAGTTTTACTGTCAATCCGTCTTTTTCCTTTTCAAGCGACATAACCTGCTCAGACAGTTTAACCGCTTTTTCAGCCTTTTCGGAAAGCTGTTTCACTTCGTCCAGTACTTTTTCCACCGTGTATTCATCTGTTGCGCTTTCCGACAGCATGACTCCACGTGATAAAAGCATGGCTTTGAGTTTTTCAAACATTTGCGTTTCTCCTTTCGGGTTGTTTTGTTTGTCTTGCCTAACTGATTGATTGACCTTTTCAGCCGATAAAGCCACGGGCGCGAGTCCGTGAATATACGGCCTGTTTGTCAATCCACCACCGAGCAAAACATTTTGGTAAATCTTGCCTGTGTCATTGTCTTTGTAGCTCAGTTTGTATTCAATAGAAAAAAATCGTTTAGCGCCGGACTTAATCACCTCTTGGGCTTTCGGCAACCACTGCTTTGGTTTTATCCAAAGCGTCACGACTTCTTTTCCATTTTCGGTTAATTTCCTTGTTTCGACGTCATCAATCCAGCCCGCCGCGTCCAGGCCATAAACAGGGTCTTTTTTGTGCTCATAATCAATATCAAGCATGGGCTTTCCGTCGTCATCTGTACACCTGATAACGTTAGCTTTAAAGTTTTTTATAAAATCGTTAAACATTTTTTCAGTCAATACAATTCCGTTATCGTCTTTTTCGTGTTCTATTGCCGCCATGTACCACTTGCACTCCTCGGACAACTTTGTTGACCCACCGAAAAAATGCGATTCCATAAGTTTTATATCATCCATTATTTCACCTCGCTTAATTTTTTATATTTCTCGTTTTTGTCTGACACGGATTCATCCAGCCCGTCCCATTTGTCCGGCGATTCCTCGTCCATTAAAATCGGCACAAGAATACAATTACAGTTTGGATGTAGTGGCGGCTCATATTCAGTTGAGTCCGGGTCATCAATTTTAAAAGTCTTGCCGTCAAGTTCAGCGCATAGAGGACAGGCGGTTTCCAGTATCGCGGAAAATTGGAAGCCTTTAATCTCGTCTTTAGCTTCCTGAAAGGCATTAAACCGCCCCTCGTTTAGAGCCTTGACGCTTATATATTGTGCGCCTATGTTCCTGTCTTTATCCAGATAATCCCCTGCCTCCTCAACCGCGTCAAAAACTATTTGGCTTGTTGTTTTGCCATTGTCAATGCCATTGATTGATTTTATCTTTAATTTTTTCTGCACGTCGTCAAAAAACGTGTCGGTTAAAATGTCAGCGTTCGCCGCACACCAACCATAAGCTCCTGCCGGTAAATCTTCAATGCTTTCAATCGGTTCTGTAAGTTTTTTCTTGTTCTTAATTTCCTTTTTAGCCCCAATATACCCTTTTGTCATCTGCGCCACAATCATGTCTTTGATTATCTGTTTAACTTTATCCCGTTTGTCAAGTTTTGTGTCTATAACAGCAGTGTATTTTTGCCTGTCAGTTATGGCCCGGTCAAGTACGGCGGTCAGTTCTTTTTTATATCGCGGCAATATATACGCATTAAACGAGTTGCGAACCTCGGCCATATATTTATCCGAAAAATTATTGATGTGCTGCGAAAGCTCGGATAACTGGACTTTGTTTTCATACGCAGTCAAATCACGTTTCGGAGTAAACTCTGACAAGCGCGTGGGGGCGATGTGAGCGCTTCCGCAATCACAAACATCCCCCTCTTTGAGTGTTTTACTCTCGTGCGCTTTTACTATTTGTTTGGCGTACTCCTGAACGGGTTTAGTTTTATTTGCCTTTGCGTCCGATTCAATTTGCTTTATCATAGGCCCGTGTTCTTTTGCTTCCTGATTTATTTCACTCGTCTTGTCGGTGGGCTGTGTGTTGCCCGGTTGCGCCAGTATCGGGTTCCCGTCCGCGTCTTTTTTCGTGCCGTCCGGTCCAGCCCCGGATTCTTCAATCTCATCGCCGCCGGGATAGCCGTATTTTTTGCGCATGAAAGCCATTATAATCGGGTCTTGCACCCATACCGGAAACATGGCCATAAGAACCTGGTCTTTTTGCGCCTCTTCCAAGTCCGCTTTGTTGTCAATCCCCTCAACTTTTAATTCCGCCGGGATTGCGTCCGGCCCCCAGTTGTAAAGATAAAAATCATCAATAACTTTTTGAAGTATTTTGCAGATATAAACTGCCTGTACTTTGATTGACACATTACTTTCTGCCTGCATGCCTTGGTGTAATCCCTGCGCGCCTCTTGTGGTCTGTCCAAGCTGTGACTGCTTATTACTCCCGGCCTGTGTTATTTCTTTGTTCTCAAAGTTTAAAAGCGTTTCGACTTCTTGCGCTTTAAAATCCATTGGCTTATGTTCAAGTTTCCACCCCGTCGGGTGTGTTATCCAATTTGTAAACCCTTTCCAAAAATTACTTAAGGCGTTAGTCATCGACGTTGCTTCCGCCGTGTTGTTCTTGCCCGTTGGGATTTCAACCGTTGTTATTCCCTTGGCGTTTACTTTAATTCCCTGCAGCGCAGTTCTTAAATATTCTTCCTTGCGCTGTGTCGGGCCATACATTGGACGCAAAAACGACCGCCCGCGTATTAAGTTTCCCTCGTGGTTGTATGAAAATATTAAAAGATTATTGCCAGGAATATCAACATACCGCTGGTCATCGCCGTATGATATTTGCCGCGCGCTCCAAACTTTGTCATTTAAAAAAAATATCTGCCATATTGACCGCGGATTCTTCCAACCGAGCTTGCGAACTTTCCACACTTTTCCCTCGCCGAGATAATTATACTCTTCCCAGACCGGCTCAAAAATTGAGTGTCCGCGAAAGTACGTCAGTATATCGTTAAGGTTATCAAGCCATATTTTCTCTTGCTTGTTAAAAAAACAGTCAGAGGCAATTTTAGCGCGCCTTGACTGTTCGGGGTCTCTATCATCTTTAGGTTCAAGATAAAAATCCGCCTCTTTAATTTTGTCCCGTTGTCCCTGTGTTGTACTATATACAGACGCGTCAATCCGTTCCATGTTATCAAACGCGATGTAGCCGTCACGGTTAGATAAAAAGGGGTTCGGATCTTCCGCTTCGTAGCCTGCAATAATCTGCGATCCGGTAACTCCGATCGAGTCCTCATGCGGCCCGTTATCTTTTGGCTGTAATCCGTCTTTTGTCGCCAGGGCCGGAAGTGATGTCGAGGTCCCCTGAACATCACCAAAAGATGATTGCAAATTAACCTTATGCCCGTCTTTGGCATTATTTAATATGTCTTGTGACTGTTGTATTTCTGAATTGCTTAAAACTTTTTTAGCCATTTAATTCACCACGGTTTTTCAGATTCGTTTGTATAATCATCGACCATGTTGGTTTCAAGTCCGGCGGCCTTTAGCATTGCGCCCATTCCTTTAGCGGGCCCCGCAACTTCTAAATCTCTCCACGAGCCTATCGTATTTTCTACCACATCGCCGTATACGGCCATAATTAAAGCGTCAAAATCATCCGGGGATGACCCTGCCCGCTGTTTATAATCCTTTTTGCTTTCCAGCATGTTGCGCTTTTTTCCGTCCGCCGTCGTTTTCCTATTTGTTATTTGATTTTTCAAGTCGTCGTTTGCCTCAAGCAATAATCCAGCCGGTGATTTCATGTGATTCGCCATATTAAAAGCCATTTCCGCAACGATATCATGATATATTTCCTCATCACTTGCGTTTGACGCAAAGTTTAAAAGCCTTATTGTAATAAACACCTCATTAAGCGGGTACGACATCAACGCGTCATAAATAGTTTTTCCAAAACCGCCCGTTCCGTCAATCGTTAAATCAATCTCCCGGCCCGGGTATGCCATAAATAAATTATCATAAATCCATTTTGCAATATAAGGCCCGTCCTCGATTAAGTGCGTTCCGCGATAATCTATGTCCGACGACTCCCACGTTTTATTAAAAGCATAATGAAAAAGTTCACGGTTACCCTCAAGCGCGTATAAAAGGTTTTTATCAACGCCCTCACCGCTTGCGTCAATCCCTGCGTATATCTTTTTAATGCCATTCCATTTTGCGTACCCCGAATCTTCACTTGTCCATTGTTTAATCCCTTTTTCGTCAACGTACGAACCCAACATGCATTCGTTCACACGCTTAATTGGCACAAGCGTGTCTGTGGTTGTCTGGCTCCATTCACCGAGATAAGAAAAAAACAAACCGCTTTCACCGAACTTTAAATATTTTTCCATGACCCAGCCAGGTGAAAGCAGAGAGGGAAAAGGCTTTTTATAATACTTATCTGCTAACCAGTCTTTACGTATTTCCGGTTTCATGGCCCGTAATCTGCCCGCTTCCCCGCGCAACGCGTCAAGCGATGTCAATTTATTTTCAATCATGTTCGGCGCGTCATAGGCCTTAAACTGTTTAACCGTATAGCCCTCGCCTTTTTCGGTGGTGCAGTATTGCCCGAACCATTGCGATATTGTAAGAGGGTTTCCTATGCCGATTATATAAACAATCTTTCCGGACGCGGCCGACCGTTCAATTTGTTCGATTATTTGTTTGTCAGTTCCGCCGGCCTCATCGATAATAAATAAAACTACCCTTGCATGTTTACCCTGCGCTCCCTGTGGTGTTTCGGCACCCTTTGCCGCCAGCTTCGGGGCCCTGCCTGTCATAAATGCGTCCGGGCCAAAGTCGTATCTAATAGTGGTCATCTTGCCGCCGACCGCGACATGCCCCTCAAGGCTTTCACGGATTGACCGCATTTCGGCCCAGATTATATCCTTGACCTGCGTAAATGTCGGCGCGTACGTTTCGCCGCGAAAGTCATCGCAATAAAGATTTGATAACGTGATTGACACAATCGCGCAGATAAAAGACTTTCCGAAACTGAAATGTGTCGGGATTAAAACTTTTTTGTATTTGAATATGATTTCAAGGGCCTCTCGTTGTCTTGGCTCAAGCGTTATTCCCAGCGTTTTTAATATAACATCGTCCACGTACTCCAGGGGAAAAGCTCTCCAGCGCGTCATAGCCTTTTCCAGTAATCCAATATCTACTTTAGCGCGGGTTTTAGTTGCGGTCATTTTAAATCCTCGGTGTCAGTTATCCGCGTTGCCGCCGCGCTTATTGCGTCCGTGCCGGTTACGTTTATGTTATCGACTATATCACCACCGCCAAGCTGGATAAGCCTTTCGCAAGCCTTAACGTTCGGGTCCTGCTCCTCTTCAATCACCCTTTTCTCACCCCGCGCGTCTATAACTTCCCTTTTTAGCACATGTTTTACAGCAATAAATTTAAACCCTGCCTTACCAAGTTCAATCATATCAAGCTTTTCGTCTGCAATATAGTTGTTTTTACGCCTTAATAATTCCTCTTGGAATCCTATAACCCTTTCATACTTTTCAAGCGTATGATAAGACCCTATTTTATTTTCAGCCATAAATATATTAAGATTTTTCTTTTGTCCTGCCATGAGATTTTCGGGCGTGCTAAGATAATCCAAATACAACTTGACAATGGGTGTTTGCATAGTGGCTCTTATGCCTTGCGTCTTTACTGCTTTCTTGCGCCTTTTGTCCATTGTCCACCTTTCAGGATATAAAATATAAAAGCCCTGACAAGTTTCCCTGTCAAGGCTATTTATACAAGACTTTCGTTTATTTGTAAACTTAAATAATTTTAATTTCTACCTTGAGTAGTAAATCCTCGTTTCCACGCGCTCAGTACACGCCTTAATCTGCTCTTGCTTCTTTCGTTGTATGCCGTTAAAATACATTCTTTTTGATTGCTTTTAAATGTTATTATCAGCTCTGCACCTTTATCCTGTGCTTCAAACTCTTTATAATTCATACACGCCACACTACCAGCGTTTATTATTGTTTTGTTTCGGCTGTCCTTGCCGGTTTCATTATCCCCTGTCCACGGCGTGTATTTAAGTTTCATAATCCAAACCCCCTCAATTTTTCATTAACCCACGATTCCACATCGTAAGTTATAAGCTCTTTCATTTTTATCCGCGCTAACTCCCGTTCTCTTAACGCCTTTATTGTTTTCTTATCAATCATTTTATCCTGATTTTTATAAAACTTTTGCCGCGCGCTCACTTGTTTGCTGAAACGCTTTTTCGCGCACGCCGGACACCTACCGCCGACTTTCTTGCCGATATATTTTTTTTTACACTCCACGCATATCAAGGACTTAATCGGGCGCGGAACCGGCATTTACTTTATCCCCGCCGTGCTTAAAGCGTCTTTAATCCGCTTGTATATTTCGTCCTCTGTCAAAGGCGGTATTGCGTTCGGAGCGCGAACAAGGTTTATTTTCTTTATTTCCTCGCGCACACGCTTAATTATGCGCCGGGCCTGCTTCCCTTGCGGGTTCACGTGGAATAGTTTATGGTCCGGGTTGCCGCCAAAAATAAGAGGCTCATATCCGTTCTTTACCCGCGCCGCGTTTATATCCCTTAAATTCTTATCCACTGTCATTGAGCCCTTTGTTTTTCTCATTTTCTCTTTAACCCGTTTCGGTGTTAATTTTTCAGCCATTTGCTTGCCTCCATTTGTTTTTATTATATCAACTTTCCCGCGTTATTTCAATCGCTATAATGTGGCTTCCCCCGCAATTATAAAAAGTTATAGTGGACGGGTCAAGATACGGGGAAAGCAATTTAATACCGGCCGCTATATCAGACACTTTCGCCGCGTCAAGCGTACCGTCAAATCTCCACTCCTTTGTCATCGTTTCCTTTTTTATCACCCGTGTGTCGTCCATTTAATCCTCCTCAATCAGCGATAAGCCGTAATCAATTATTTCCTGTTTTATTTCGGCGGCATTGGCGGCATTGGCGGCATTGGCGGCGGCATTGGCGGCGGGATAGGCGGCATTGGCGGCGGGATAGGCGGCATTGGCGGCGGCATTGGCGGCGGCATTGGCGGCGGCATAGGCGGCGCGGGAGGCGGCATAGGCGGCGGCATTGGCGGCATTGGCGGCGGCATAGGCGGCGGCATAGTCGGCGGCAACAGCGGCAGCGGCGGCATAGGCGG